TCCGCCGAAGGTTGGTACAATGGACCTAGCTCAGCTGTTGGATGCTGAGTATTTCTTTGCTTAGTAGATCCCACCGGATCAGAGGAGACACCCACCATGAAGAACCAGAACATCACCACCCCCAAGGGAACCGCTATCTTCCCCAAGCTGAATGAGCCGGACAAGCGGTTCAAGGCCGAGGGCGAATATAAGGTAACGCTGCGCCTGCCGGACAGCGAGGCCAAGCCCCTCATCGAGAAGCTGAACGCTATCCGCAAGGAGGCGTACACCGAGGAGTGCAAGAAGAACGGCAACAAGAAGCTCAAGCTTGCCGGTGTCCCGTGGGCTAACGCCACTAACTGGAATGCCGAGACAGAGAGCAAGGTCGAGCTTCCTGGCTTCACCGACTTCAAGTTTACGCTCAAGGCCCAGGTCACGACCAAGGCCGGCAAGAGCTGGGAGCAGCGCCCGGCCCTGTTCGATGCCAAGCTGAACCCGATCCCGGTCGATGGTGATCCCATCGGTGGCGGTTCGGTCATCCGCGTGAACGCAGAGATCTACCCCTGGTACACCGCATCGCTGGGTTTCGGCATCAGCCTGCGCTGCCGGGGCGTGCAAGTCATCGAGCTGAAGACCTACGGCGGCAGGGATGCCACGTCCTTCGGCTTCGCAGCGGAGGACGGGTTTACCTCCGAGGCATCGTCGGAAGCTGATACCTTCAAGGACGAAGGTACGGACACGGATACGTCCGCTGACTTCTGATGTCGAATCCCTTCCCAAGCATTGAGGTCTTGATTGACCCGATGCCTTGTCCCCGACCGAGGGTGGGTCGGTTCGGGGCCTACTACCCGAGCAAGTACACCAAGTGGCGCAAAGCGTTCCACCTGGAGCTTGCTCGGGTAGCGGGGGAAGTGAAGCCAACCTCTCGCGCAATCTGGGTCGATGTCTGCTGTGTTGTGCAGCGCCCCAAGACGACCAAGCTGGCCTACCCCAAGCCTGATCTAGACAACTATCTGAAGGCAGTCCTCGATGCTTGCAACGGCAAGCTTTGGGAAGACGATAGTCAGATTGTTCTCATGTACGGTTGTAAGCTTTGGACCCCCACCACCAAATGCCAACCCAAGATTCTGATAGCCGGTTTCTACGACACGCCCCGTGTGAGGCGTGCGGATCCAAGAACAACCTAGCCGTCTACGACGACGGGCACGGTTACTGCTTCGGCTGTGGGCACTATGAGCCCGCAGGCGATGCTGCTCCATTGAAGAGACAAGCAATGCCTACCTCACTGATTGACATCGAATACCAGGCCCTGTCCAAGAGGGGTATCAACGAAGAGACCTGCCGTGTGTTCCGCTACGGCACTGCCCAGTACAAGGACAAGCCTGTTCAGGTTGCCACCTACTGTGACGATGCTGGTGCACCCGTCGCCCAGAAGGTCCGTTTTCCGAACAAGGACTTCCTGATCGTTGGTGACGCCAAGAAGATGGGGCTGTATGGCCGTCATCTTTGGCGCGATGGCGGCAAGATGGTCACTGTGGTCGAGGGTGAGATTGATGCCCTGTCCCTTAGCCAAGTGCAGGGAAACAAGTGGCCCGTGGTGTCTGTACCCAACGGTGCCCACAACGCGGCCAAGTCATTCAAGGAGAGCCTTGAGTGGCTTGAGCGGTTTGAGACCGTGGTCATCATGTTCGACAACGACGAGCCGGGTCAGAAGGCGGCCAAGGAGTGCGCCATGGTCCTGAGCCCAGGCAAGGCGAAGATCGCCAGCCTGCCCCTGAAGGACGCCAACGAGATGTTGGTGGCTGGTCGGACCAAGGATCTGATTGACGCGATGTGGAATGCACGCATGTTCCGCCCCGATGGCATCGTGCCTGGGGTTGAGCTGTGGGATTCAATCATCAATGAGCCTGCCGTGCAGTGCATCCCATACCCGTGGGCCGGCATGAACTCCATGACCATGGGCCTGCGTCAGCGTGAGCTTGTGGTCCTGTGCTCTGGCACTGGGATTGGCAAGAGCTCTGTCTGCCGTGAGATCGCAAGTTGGCTGATCGGTCAGGGCGAGGCCATTGGGTACATTGCCCTTGAGGAAAGCGTCCGCCGCACTGCCCTTGGTCTCATGGGAATCCAGGTCAACAAGCCTATTCACATCAGCAAGGAAGGCGTGACTGAGGACGACATGAAGGCGGCGTTTGACCGCAGCGTTGGTAGCGGTCTGGTCTACCTCTACGATCACTTCGGGTCCATCGACAGTGACAACCTGTTATCTCGGATTCGATACATGGTCCGTGGTCTGGGCTGCCGCTGGATTGTTCTGGACCACCTGAGCATCGTGGTGTCTGGTATTAGCTCGACTGACGGCGGGGACGAGCGCCGGCTGATCGACAACACCATGACTGCCCTGCGGTCACTGGTTGAGGAGCTTGGCTGCGGCATGATCCTTGTGTCGCACCTGAAGCGTCCAGAAGGCAGGGGCCATGAGGAAGGGGCCCAGACCAGCCTCGCCCACCTGCGTGGCTCTGCTGCCATTGCCCAGCTGTCTGACCTGGTCATCGGACTGGAGCGCAACCAGCAGGACAAGGAAACTAGAGACATCACTCAAGTCAGAGTCCTGAAGAACCGATTCACTGGCGAGACTGGGCTTGCAGCTGCCTTGCACTATGATCGTGCAACTGGTAGGCTCACTGAGACAGCGATCCCTGAGGCGGGATCCGATGACGACACTGACTTCTGAATCCCACCATGCAAAGCATTTACTTCGACATCGAATGCAATGGCCTTTATGCCGACGTGACCAAGGTCGTCTGCATCGGCATCCACGACAGCTCAACCAAGGACACCACGGTCTACTACCGGAACGACGAGATCAACATCGCCCTTGAGTTGATACGCCTTGCCGACGAGGTGGTCGGTCACAACATCGTTGGCTTCGACCTGCCTGTACTGAAGAAACTGTTCCCTGATTGGACCGGCCCAAAGGGAAGTGTGCGTGACACGCTGGTCATCAGCCGGCTGCTGTGGCCTGACATCAAGGAGCTGGACTTCAAGAAGCCTAACTTCAACAAGGCCTTGATCGGAAGCCACTCACTCAAGGCCTGGGGCCATCGGCTCGGGATGGACAAGGATGTCTATCTTGAGCAGAACGTGCTTGACTTCAAGAACATGGTGTACACCCCAGAACTGGCGGCCTATTGCGCCAAGGATGTGGACATCACCATTGCCTTGTATAGCAAGCAGAAGGCGTTCATCGAGGAGAAGAACCTGTATGCAGGGGAGTGCTTGGTCTTGGAGCATGAGTTCGCCGGCGTCATTGCTCAGCAGGAACGCAACGGTTTCTGCTTCGACATGAGGAAGGCCAGTGAGCTGTATGCAACCTTGGCTGATGTCCGTGATGCGGGGCACCGTGAACTGGTAGGCATGGTTCCCCCCACCGAGGTCAAGCTCAAGACCAAGACCAAGCAGATCCCCTTCAATCCAGGATCTCGTCAGCAGATCGCTGCTGCCCTCATGAACCTCGGATGGAAGCCAGAGGACTACACCCCAACCGGAGAGCCGAAGGTGGACGAGGCTGTCCTGTCCACCCTGCAATACCCCATTGCCAAGAAGCTCTCCGAGTACCTCATGGTCCAGAAGCGCATCGGCATGCTGGCCGAGGGCGATGAGGCATGGATGAAGGTGGTCAAGGCCGATGGCCGCATCCACGGAAGCGTGAACCACAACGGGGCAGTGACTGGTAGGTGCACCCACCGCAGCCCCAACCTGGCCCAGGTCACTGGCGTTGGGTCACCCTGGGGCAAGGAATGCCGTGAGCTGTTTGTGGCCCCTGCCGGCAAGATGCTGGTGGGGGTGGACGCCCAGGGTCTGGAGCTTCGCTGCCTCGCCCACTACCTGGCCCGCTGGGACGAGGGTGCCTATGGCAAGGAGCTGCTGGAAGGTGACATCCACACCGCCAACCAGAAGGCAGCCGGCCTGCCTACCCGCAATGATGCAAAGAAGTTCATCTATGCCTGGCTCTATGGGGCAGGCCCGGCCAAGATCGGTAGCATTGTTGGCGGTGGGTCCAAGGAAGGGCGGGAGCTGAACAAGCGGTTCCTCGCCAAGTTCCCAGCCATCGGTAAGCTCAAGGCAGCCATCGACACTGCCGTGGACAAGCGTGGCTACCTGACCGGGCTCGATGGACGACACCTGCCCATCCGATCCCAGCACTCAGCCTTGAATACCCTGCTCCAGAGCTGCGGCGCTATCCTGATGAAGAACGCTACGGTCCTGATGCACCGCTACATCGAGCACTCCAAGATCAAGGGCGTGCTCCAGGTGGCCCACATCCATGACGAAGTGCAGCTAGAGGTTCCCGAGGCTAGTGCTGAGGAAGTGGCAACGATTGCCAAGCGTGCCATCAGCGACTCGGGCCTGTCGTTTGGCTTCCGCATCCGTCTAGACGGCAGCGCGAACATCGGACGAAACTGGGCGGAGACCCACTAATGAAGGCAACAGACGGCGCGTATGTGGCCGGTCTGTTTGACGGAGAGGGATGTGTGCGATGGGACGAGACTGCCAGGATCAGCATCACATCTTGCTGGCCCCACCACCTGCACTGGATCCAGAAGATGTTTGGCTTTGGCAACGTCCGCGTTGTGTACGAAGGGGACCACAAGCGAAGGACAGCCTACCGCTGGGAATGCTCTGGGAAAAATGCAGTCACATTTCTGGAGGCCGTTCGTCCTTTTCTCCGAGAAAAAGCCCACCAAGCAGACCTGCTGATTAGACTGGTTGAGTATCCCGCATCGACTGCTATTCGGGATCGAATGGTTCAGCAACTCAAGGAACACAAGAAGATCGACTATGGACCCGCGTGACCCATCACACCCGTTGAACTCCTACACTACCGACGAGCTGCTCAAGGTTGTTGGCACTCGATACGAGAGCCTGGTGTTCATTGCCACCCAGCCCAAGACCAAGAGCGCCCAGGACATGACGTTCCTCAGCGTTGGCCATTACCATTCATGCCTCGGGCTGGTGGAGATTGCCAAGATGATGCTTACAGCCGGCGGCCCAGAAGACGAGTAATACACCACAGACAAGAAAGAGAACACAATGAGTGACGATCCGGCAAGCATTGAAGCGTGGCAGGAAGAAGAAAAAGGCGAACTTGTGGCCCGTCTTCGTGTCATCAACCACCACACGAAGAAACTCGCAGAAAACGAAGGGCTGCATTATGTTCACCGTGAAGCCTTCACC